GCAAGCAAAGTCACCCCCATACGACACCGGCAAGGTCAAGATCGGCCTTCGGTATCAACCCCCACAGCGCAGCGAATTGTCAGCTGACCAGGAGCTGCTGCAAAAAGCGCTGCTGGGTGAGCGCGACCCCTACCAGAGTGAATTGCTGCTGGCCATTGTGTGCCTGGCCTGCGTGGTCATTACCTGCGGAGGGCTCTGGTATGCAGGCGCTTGAAGGCCGACTCATGAAAGAGCGCCAGCTCGACATCTTTGAGCAGCGCGACCACCAGTTCTTGGAGCGCTGCCGGGCACTAGCCGTGGTTCTGTGCAAGCAGCAGGGCCAGGTCTCCATCAATGACATCAGGCAGTTCATCGAAGTGCCGCCTGGTGTCCATCCATCTGTCTTGGGTGCCGTGTTTCGCACCAAGCAGTTCAAGCGGGTTGGCTACATCGAAGCCGCCCACCCCCAAGCTCACGCCCGAGTGGTGCGTGTGTATTCCCTTGCCACTTCAAAGGAGTGAAAAAATGGCTGGAAAATTAACCGACGACAAAGAGATGAGCGCGAGCCGCTTGCCAGGACTGATGGGGTTCAGCAAGTACAGCACGCCCAATGATGAGCTGCAGTTCTCGATCAACGCCATCGATGGCAAAGAGCGCCCCGACATTGGCAACGAAGCCATGGGCTGGGGCAACACCCTGGAGCCGGTGATCCTGACCGAGGCAGCCAAGCGCCTGGGCATCACCGACTTCAACACCGAAATCAATGAGGCATACACCCACCGCAGCTTTGCGCTCAGCTGCAGCCTGGACGGCATTGGCAATGGCGTTGGCCAGGAGATCACCACCGACCCGGACAAGGGCATCTTTGTGGTTGGCCAGGACTCCATTGTGCTGGATGGCCCCGGCGTGCTGGAAGCCAAGCTGACCAAGACCATGCCCGAAGACGTGCCTCACCTGGCGCGTGGCCCGATCCAGCTGCAAGGCCAGATGCTGGTCACCGGCCACAAGTGGGGCGCTGTGTGCGTGCTGTACCAGGGCATCGAGCTGCGCGTGTTCCTGTTTGGGCCTCACTACGACACCCAAAAAGAGATCGTCAAGGCCGTGCTTCAGTTTGAGAACAAGCTGGAAAAGTACCGCCGCAGCGCTGAGATTGACTGGTATCCACCGGCCAGCAGCAAAGAACTCGACCGCATCTACCCGCAAGCTGCCAGCAAAGAAGAGGTCGATCTGCCTGTGAGCGTTGCTGACATGGCCAAGGGCATCATCGACAACAAGGCAGCGATCAGGGCAGCCGAAGCCAGCATCGAGGAAGCAGAGAAGCTGATCAAAGAGCAGCTGGGCCAGGCAGAGAAGGGCAGGGCTGGGCACTACGTCATCAGCTGGCCCATGCGCAACTACAAAGCCCAATCGGAGCGATTGGTGCCTGCAAAGCAAGCATACAGCGTGCGCCAGTCGTCGCTGTCCATCAAGGAGTGGCAGCCATGATCTGCACGCTCATTGCAATCGGCTGCCTCATCGGTGGTGCAACCATGGGTTTGCTGGTTGCGTGCCTGTGTTTCATTGCAAGGGATAACTGACATGAACCTACCAGACCGACCAGCCATCAGGCACGCATACGAACGCGCTGTCGTGGCCTTGCTCAATGCGAGCGACTCAACAGAGGAGGAAGCCGAAGCGTTTGTTGACGCGATGGCTGACCTGATTTTTACAACTATGAAACAGTACATTGAAGAGGAAGAACAAGATGCAACTCACAACCACTAACCAGCGCGGCTTCGCGCCAACCACCCTCACAGAGGCCATCCAATTCAGCGAGATGCTGGCCAGCTCCAGCATGGTGCCCAGGGCATATCAGGGTAAACCCAATGATGTCCTGGTCTGCTTGCAGTGGGGCTATGAGATGGGCATGGCACCCATGCAAGCGCTGCAGAACATTGCTGTGATCAACGGCAAGCCCAGCATGTATGGCGACTCGCTCATGGCTTTGGTGCAGGCCAGTCCCGCGTGCGAGAACATCGAGGAATACTTTGAGAACGAAGGCACGCCCAACCCCGTGGCTGTCTGCGTGGCCAAGCGCAAGGGACGCACGCCGGTGACATTCAAGTTCTCTGTCGAGGATGCCAAGCGTGCTGGCCTGTGGGGCAAGACCGGCCCATGGACGGCATACCCCAAGCGCATGATGCAGATGCGTGCCCGTGGGTTTGCGTTGCGCGATGCCTTTGCAGACGTTCTCACAGGGCTGATCACAGCCGAGGAGGCCCATGACTACCCGCCCGAACAGAAAAGCGCTCCAGCGCCCCGCCAAGCCCCTGCAAACCCCCTTGACCTGGTAGCCAAGCCGGTGGAGTTGGCAGCGCCAGCTGAGCCAGAGGTGTTAGAGCCCGTCGCAGCAGTGCCCGAGGTGGTCGAAGTGGTCGAGCATGTTGAGCTGCAGCCCCTGGTCGAGCGGGTGCCTGGCGAGGATGACGACCTGGGCGAGGAAGTGGTTATCGGGTACGCTGTGCGCGTGCCTGGCAAAGACCAGCCGTACAGCGTGCATGACACCCTTGAAGAGTGGTCAGATGCCTACGAAGAGCTGGCCGAGAAGACCGCCAAGGCAGGCAAGCGACCAGCCCGCGAGCGCATGACAATCTTGAAGGAGCTGAAAGAGTGCAACCAGGAAACCATTGGCCGCATCGACACCATGAAGCGGATCAGGCACACGGCCAACTACCAGAAGCGGATCAATGCGCTTGGAGCTGCTCAGTAGATTCGTCACTTAGGAACAGCGCAACTTCAGCCTTGCGCCGTTTCACCAGGCCGGGCAGCTCACGCCCCCCGCCCTTAGTCCATTGCATGAAGGCTTGTGCTGCACCCTCCCAATCGTTGCGGCCAATCTTCATGCGAATGGTAGAACGCTGGAAATTACCCAGTCCGGCATTGAAGGAAAAGCTGACTGCCGCGTCGAAAGCCCCTTGACGGCCAACCAGATTGGGAGCAAGTCGTAAAACACCACGTTCAAAACTTGCGACATCCTGTGCGAATAGTTGATCGATCTCTGCTTGTGACCAGACACGGTTGTCCTCCTCCCTCAGTGGGTACTCTTTGCGAATGGTGCCCGTGTACTTCTCGGTCTTGATCATGGGCAGCCTGATCTGTTCCTGGTACAACACATGGCCAAACCCAATCGTCCAGATGTGGGCAGGGCATAGGTAAGCACGGTTGCGGCACCCTTCATAGCGGTGCATTAGATCAGCGCCAGCTTTGCTTAGCTTCACTTCTTGCTCCAGCTGCGAGAGCCAAACCAGAAGCCAATGATGCCGCCCAGCATGGCCATCTCATCGGTGCTGAAGATGATCTCGCTCACGCGGATCAGGTCGTCCATGTTGGACACCAGGCTGGGTCTGTTGTAGACGTAGAACGCGATCCAGGCATTGATTGCGCACAGCTCCAGCACAAAGATGTATGTCACCACTGGGCGCACCGTGCCAACAAAGTTGACCACCCAGGTGCTTGCCCTCTCCAAAATTTTCTCATCATGTTTGAGCGCAGCTTCAGTCATCTGCGCGTCAGTCTGCATGGCAATCTGGTCGGTGCGTATCTCCTCGACCTTGGCCTGGGCAGCAAACCCGGCAGCAGCCAGCTGCAGCTCGCGCTCAGTCTGCACTTGCGCCAAGCGCAGCTCATGTGCCTGGTCGGCCTTGTTCTGGAAGTAGTCCAGCAGTTTGGGCAAGCCAGAGATCAGCAAGCCACCGAGGGTTGAAAAGAGTGAAAGCATAGTTCTCCTTAAACAAAAATCTGGAACCGTCTACGGTTCTCAAACATGCCAAGCTCAATGGTGTTCTGCCTGGCACGTTTGTCATACAACTCCACCTCCATCTCATGGGTGGCCTTCTCGATCTTGTTGGCCTTGAGCGCCTGTTTGTATTCTTCTTGCACGCGCTCGACAGCCTTGTCAAAAGCAACGGTTTGCATGTCATGCCTTGGCTGAACCATTGGATACCATTTGTCTAGCGTGATCATTTGCTTATAAATATCCAATAGATGTAATTCATCGGCACAGCCAACCAAAGAAGAAGCTCTAATACATCAATCATTTCTTGTCCTCTCGTTCTCTGGCCTTGGCAAAGTAATGCAACAATTTCCCGCGCAGTTCTGCTGAATCAGCCACGCCTGCCCACATGGCCAGGTTGTTCCATATGGTTAGCAGCTGCTCCGATGAACAGTTGTTGCCATTGGTTGTCAGCCACATGGACAGCTGCATGTGCCGCAGTCCTGGTTCATGTATCGAACTGACCCCGTAAAAATCCGCAACGCTGCAACGGTTCTGCTGCGCTGCCACCAGCATTGCGGTTGAGAGCAATGCCAGTGCCAGCCATCTCATTCGTCAGCCATGTCGCTTGAAGCGAGGTTGATGCGAGTCTTCAATGCACCGATGTCTTCTGGCTTCTCTTTAAAGCCGATGGCCACATAGCCTGCAAATTTGCCTGGGTCTGGCGGTATCGATCCCCGGCACATGAATTTCACGCCTGCCTTGACACCCCACTCACCGACCTTGCTCGATGGATTGAACTCTTCGCACAGAACTTCGTTGTTCAGCATGGCCACCATGGCAGCGTTGCGATCTGCGCTTGCGTTGAACAGGCTGGTCACAGAACCCTCGATCTTCTTCTCGCGTGTGCCGTCAGCGTTAAGGGCCAGCACCGTGGTGCGGCTGTTCGTTGTTAGGTTGGCCTTGTGAACCAGCAGCACCACACCGTCCACGTCTTTCATCAGGCTTTGCGCTGGCGCAATTAAGTCCTCTTGCTTGGCCAGCTGCGGCATGTGATCCTGGTTCTGAATGGCCTGCAAGATGACCTGGCGTGAGTCCCAAGCGAAGTACCCGGCAAAGGCCAGGAACGACAAGAGGATCACGGTTAGCAGCTTGAACGGACTGTCCACCCACTTGATCAGATCAACGACCCGGCCAATCGTGTCTGGGTTCTTGGCCGCTGGTGCAGGTGCTGCCACTGGCACCACTTTGGGTGCCGCTGGCTTGCGCGTGCGCTTGACGGCTGGCTTTGTCTTGGCGGCTGTCATTACAGTTTGACCACCAGGGTAATGAGCAGGCCGATGATGAAGGCACAGCTGCCAATCATGATCTGCTCGATGCGCTTGAGCCTGGCATTGCTGGCGCGGAACTCCCGCTCGATGCCAGCGTAACGCTCCGCGCACACGGACTCATGGGCCATCAGTCTTGCTTCTGTTTCGGTCACGCTGCCACCTCCATCAAAGTGATCGAGGTGCCTTGGACGTAGTAGTTGAACGTGGCAGTGCCAACCAACACGTCGTTGTAAATCTTGTACGTCACAGCACTGGTCGTGCCAGGCGAGTCCAGGAATATGCCGCTTGCGCTCCAGCGCTGGGCATTGGCAATCAGATACCCGATGCCCTGGCCAAACGTCAGGATGTCAGTGGTAGCGCGTCGGATGTTCTGATTGACGTAGTCAGCAGAGGAGCCAGTGCTGCGGTCACCGTGCGTCTGCGCCATGATGAGAATCTTGGAGCTGGTAGACGTGGGCGTGATCGATGCCGTAAGGACATCGCCATCCGCTGTCAATGCTACGGTCGAACCAGACACTTGCTGGTAGACCACTTGCAAGATGCCGCCTCTGGCAACTCTGATTAGGTTTGTAGAACGTCCCATCTCGGGCTCCTTTCGATGTTCTGAAAGGCCCAAGCGGGCCTACTGGGTTTTGTACTTACGCAGGTGATCGTGCCGCTTCAGCCGCAGCCTGTGCCGCTTGATAAGCCGCAATCACTTCAGCAGTCCAAGCCGCATTGCAGATTGCAACAACATTAGCGGGAACGCCAGTTAGGTCTTGTGCGGGTGTGAGGCTTGAACGATGGTAAGTTTGGCTAATTTGGTTGCCATCTTCCATGATTCGTGTAGCTTCACGATAGAGAATTGTGCCGTTCTCTTGAACAACAATTTGGTCAACAGTTGTGGTTTTAGTAAGTGACATTTTGATTTCCTTTTAGTTAAATCCGACCACGCTAATTATCTGGCGTAGTTATACGTTATAGGTAATGGTGATATTAAGATTTGCGGTAGCGGCTGATGTGGTTGATGAATAAACCGATGTGTTATACGCACTACAAACACCTGTCAATGTAAAACTTGCATTAACTAAAGCCCCTGATTGGTATGGGATAACTGACCCTGCTGAAAATGGGACACCAGCCATTATTTCTCCATTGGTATTTACAGCAACAGAGGTAGTTCCAGATACGACAGCCGTAATACGCACTTGACGTCCAATTTTTTCATATCTACCAGAAGAAGAAAAAGTACCAACGACAGTTAAACCTGCACCCTGTGTAGGTGTCCAAGTACCTTCTTCATAGTCATCTAGCGTATTAGCGTCTGATGATGCTGATTGAGTTGCGGGGAATGTGATGCCTGTGCCTGCATTTGGAACTGCTGAATCAAGAGCGACTGTACCGCCCTCATACATGGAAAGTTGTCGATTACCAGCACCATCAGAAATGACTGCATAGTTGTTTGCTGTGCGAATGTCTAAACCATCTTGGTTTCCATCGTATTGACCAATAAGGGTGTGTCTAGAGCCTGTGGTTACTGACTGACCAGCACCACCACCCGTACCACTACCCCTTGCACCTACAAAAGTGTTATCACTTCCAGTTGCAACTTCGCCAGCCGCAAACCCTATATAAACATTATTTGTGCCTGTGATATTTGTAAAACCAGCTTTAAATCCAACAAACGTATTTCTAATGCCAGTTGTTGAATTTCCAGCTTGATAACCTACAAATGTTGAGTTGGGTGAGGCACTTGAAGTAGCACCATACACAGTACCCAATGCAGTAGGCGTAGCAGCAGAAGCACCACCACTTACTGTTGCAAATGACAAAGTTCCAGAGCCATTGGTTGACAATACTTGTGCGCTTGTGCCATCAGCACTTGGGAGTGTCCAAGTCACATTGGCAGCCAATGACGCAGGTGACTTCAAGGCTACAAAGTTGGTGCCGTTGTTGGTGCCCTCATACAGCTTGAGATCACCGCCAACCGTTGTGGTTGCGGCAGCGCCAGCGACCTTGCCGTCAAGCGCAGTCTGCAGGCCAGAGATGTCGCCAATGGCCACAGAGCCGATGGCCTTGTAAGACAGAATGCGAACCTCATCGTTCAGCGACAAGGCTGACGTGAACGTGATTGTGGTGCCGTCAGTTGCTGTGATATCAGCAGTGTCAAGCAGCGCACCGTTGACGTACACATAGGTGTACCCCACGCGATAGCCGCCAGTGAATGTGTAGCTAGTCTGGCCAGCAGTCGCAGCAAATGAGCGCTCAGCAATGGTGTCTGGCGATGCAGCCTGGTCTTGCCAGGCCGTGCCGTTGTAGACCCGCATGGTGTTGGCCACGCTGTTGAAGTAGATCGCGCCGGTCAGCAGTGCGTTGCCGTCGTTGTCTAGCGTTGGATTGCTAGACAGTGCGCCTAAGTAACGGTCGTCAAAGCTGTCATAAGACGCAGCCGCAGACGTTGCTGACGCAGCTGCTGCAGTGGCAGAGCTGGCAGCGTTTGTTGCTTGCGTGCTGGCCGTGCTTGCGCTGTTGGAAGCATTGGTCGCCTGGGTGGTGGCAGTGCTTGCAGAGCTGGCCGCGTTGGTGGCCGACGTAGATGCGTTAGACGCAGACGTGCTGGCCGCTGATGCTGAGCTGCTTGCATTGCTCGCCGATGTACTGGCAGCGCTGGCGCTGTTGCTTGCGTTTGTTGCACTTGTTGCAGCTGCAGTTGCGCTGTTGCCTGCGTTGGTCGCAGCTGTGCTCGCAGTTGTGGCTGAGCTGGACGCAGCGCTGGCAGAACTCGCGGCATTGGTGGCCGAGGTCGAAGCGTTGCTTGCCTGGGTGCTTGCTGTACTGGCTGAGCTTGAAGCATTAGATGCAGACGTAGAAGCATTTGATGCACTGGTGGAAGCAGCCGACGCAGATGCGGCTGCGTTGGTGGCGCTTGTGGCAGCAGCTGCAGCATCCACCAGCAATGTGTACTTTGCCGCATCTGCGTTGGTGTTAATGGGCAGAGAACCGCTCGATGTGTGCTGAACAATAACTTGCCAGATGTTGCTGTTGGTCGTGTCCTTGATGATGTCTCGGACGTAGTACAGCACGCCGCTTGACCAGTTGCCACGGTTGGTGCCCAGGGTGTCAGCAATGACGGGGTTGCCGTTGGCATCAAAGCCAAGCGCTTTATTGGCACGCAAGGCAGCGCGTGGCAGCGTCATGTTGATTGAGGTCGGATCGGTCTGCGGTGCGCTCAACGCACGCTGCAACCCTTCAGCATTCTGCTGCGCGAAGATGGTCTGCTGATCCATCTCATCATTGACCGTGTTGGCAAAGAAGTCGCCGCCAGTCACAAAGTCTGTAGTGCGCTGAATGGTACGGTTGCCGACAATGGCAATTTGCGTTGCGCCAGTGGGCGAAGCCACCAGGGTGATTGAGCCCGTGCCGTTTGATGCAATGGTCACCGTGTAGTCGGTGGTCAGCGTCAAGAGCGCGTCGTCTTTGTAGACAGCGATGTCAGTGTTCGCCAGAATCTCAAAGGTGAACGCATACGGGCCAGTGCCACTGGCTGCGTATACAACTCGACGGGTTACGTTTGAAATTGGAATCGGCATATCTCAATCCTTCCTAATGGAAATTGTACGTTTTTCTCAAGGTTTGTAATAGAGGCCATTGGCCTTGCGTAACTCTTGCAGCTCAGCGATCCGAGCCTGCAGCGCAGGGTCTTCTTGCTTGAGCTGGCCTTGAGCTGCTTGCATGTATTTACTGTGAACCGACTGCACGGTTTTCTGCTGGTCATCCAGTGACAACAGGGTAAACCCTGGGGACAGCATGACATCCATGATGCCCTGCTTGGATGGCAGCTCCTTGCCGTAGATTGTCAGCAGCCGGTTGTATTGCTCAGCCGTCATCTCGACACCGTCGATCTTCTTGTCTGGCATGCCAACGGGTGAGCCAATGCGCACCAGGGCATCATCAACCAGGCTGAACTGGGCAGGGCTCACGCGGGTGGGCAGCACCAGCTCCATGGGGTTGCCACGGGATGTCAGCACTGGGTCACCCCACAGGTTCAATGCCTCGGGCAGATCGGAGTTGAAGTAGGGCAGGCGTGACTTGTACTTGTTGAACGCCTCGACAAACCCGCGCACACCCATGGGCAGCTCGGGGTCAGCGCGTGTGTCCTTCCTGGTTGGGTCGGACAGACGTGAGATACCAGCGACCAGGGAGCTGTAAACGCCAGCTGGTGAGCCGCCAATGGCAAAGCCACCGAACTGCTTGACCAGGCCGTCCACAATTTTCTTGCCGTCAACAGCGCCTTGCTGGTTGGTGCCAATCAGCTTGGCCACGTCAGCCACGCCCTGCAGATAGGGCTGCTCTTTGAGGTATTCGTACAGGCCATACGTTGCGCCCAGGAACACCTCCTCCACTTTGCTGGCATCGGGTTCATGCTTGGCATACTCAGCGTAGTCAGCAGCGATGGCCATCAAAGCAGAGACCGGCTCCATGCCCTGGTAGCTGTAGTAGCTGTCGCCGACCTTGATGGAGTAGGGCATCCAGCCGTCACGCATGAGAGCCTCGCGGTCTGCTTTGCGCTCTGGGCCACGGCCAGTGATACTGCCTTCAGCAGACAGGGCAGCGTAGGTGGCCAGGAACGCTGAGCCTAGCGTGACCTTGGCCAGGGCCATGTCGCGGTAGATGCCGCCCTTGGCAACCTCTTCACGCCACTGCGAAGACAGCGGTGCAAACGGTGTGCGCTCAATCACTTGCAGGCCAATGTTGGCTGGTGTCTTGAAGAACGGCACCACCACTTTGAGAGCTGGGTGGTTGAATACTTCTTGCAGGTTCTTCAATGCAGGGGGCAGCTCGGCAGTGAACGTGCCTTTTTGGGCAAACAACACAGCTGCTTCGTCCAGGTCACGCGGTGGGTTCTTAAACAAACCCTCGACCTCAAGCGATGCCTTGGCCATAGCGTCTGTCTCAGACAAGCCAGCCTCGACACCTTCGCGGTAGACGGCCTTGCCACGGCGGGTGATCTGGGTGTTGAGTTCCATGCGGTACAGCACACCCTTGAAGAACTCGTCCTCAGTCAGCAGGGCTCGACCAGGAATGGTCACCGCTGTGCCGTAAAAATCAATTGCTTTGGCAAACCACTTGTCTTGCTCGATGCCAAACGCGCCAGAGCTGATTGTGGGTTCATAGCCGCCACGCTGCATCTCGATCTTTGACATCAGGTCATTGGGCGCGTTGTTCTTCCAGGCAGTGCTGGCCAGCTGCATGCCCTCGACAATGCCATTGCGTAGCGACTGCACCATGGTGAGCGCTTCGTCCATGCCGACCTTCTCGGCCTCTGACCCTGGCAGCAAAGCTCTGAAGCTGCGCACGCCGGTTGGCAGCACGTTGCCGTACATGGCAGCAACCATGCGCTCGGGTATTTGGTACAGGCCAAACAGCGTGTTGGACACAATGTTCTTGGCATGCGATACAGGCGAGGACAGCAAGCCGTTGATATAGGTGGTGAACCAGACATCCTTCACGCCGGACATCATTGACTTCTCGATCATGGCATTCTGAGCAGCGCGAGACTCCAGCGACAGGTAGCTGCGGGCCATGTCTTGCAAGGCACCGTCACCGCCAAACTCATCCAGCACCTGGCGAATGACCTGGGCGTTGCCATCGCGGGGAATGCGGAACACTGCCAGGGCGCGGGCTGTTTCAGTCTGGATGCCTTTGACACCCTTTTGGATCAGACCGTGAAAGGCCACTTGCTGGCGCAGCATGAGCTTGTCAGCATCAGTGGCCATGCCAGAGTTGACCAGCTTGAACAACTTGTCCAGTTCATTGGCGCTTGTCTCCAGAACTTCCAGGGCTTTGTAGGTCTCAACAGCATTGGCCATCATCTTGCCGTCGCTGCCGATCAAGCGCGTCAGGAACGACTCGCCAATGCCAGACTCAGCAGCCTTGGCTTTGATCTCATCAAACGTGACAGCCTTGGTTCTGATGTTCAGTGCATCAGCCACACCGGCCACAATGCCAGCAGCGTCGTGGTTCTGGTACTGGGACAGGTTGAACGGCTCGGTCTTGACACCGGCAGCGATCTCTTCGGCGCTGGGGCTTGGCTTGCCTACTAGAGCACCTTGTGCCTGGCGGCGGCTGACAGCTGCGCCAACAGTGTCTGTCAGCGTTTGGTCAGCTTCTGGAATCAGTTTGTATCGGCCAGCCTTGGCTGCATCGGGCAGCTCGCCTTCTGCAAGCCTGGCTGCTTCTGGCACCAGGTTGCGCTCGGCCTTGGTGGCCTGGCGAGTAACCAGTCTGCGAATGGCGGCATCCATAGGGCCAGCGACCTGGATGCCTTCTGACATGCTGGGCGTGCCAGGCTTGTCAGTGGTGGTTGTCTCGGTGCCCATTTGCGCCTGCTCGGCAGGCATGGGCTCTAGCTTGGTCGGGTCTGCTGGCGCTGCAGCTGGTGCAGCTGTTGGCAGAATGCTGTTGAGGCGTTGGTCAAGAGGTTGAATGGCCATCAGTTAGCTCCAGAATTGCGAGCCTGACGGCCACGCTTTACGCTTGACGAATCTCCTGTGGCAGCTCCGCTTCGTTCTCCGCTCCCCATCCCTCCGGCAGTCCCTCCGGGTACGCCAGTCCCAGGTAGTTGTCCCTGGTTAGTGGAAGGTTGAACTTCTGGAGCAGCTCCAGGACGTAGTCCGGCCCGCTCCCACTCTGGGGCGTTGATCCCGCCTGCTGCATTGAAGACTTCATTGCGTGCCTCGTCTTGTGAGAGTTTGCCTTTGCGATATTGTAGCCAAATGTTGTCGATCTTGTCAGCATTTGTTGCCGTCTTGAACGTATCTGGGAACAACCCGCGCACAGCTTCCCATGTGATTGATTGCATCTCACGCGGCAAGATGCCTCGCTCTTGAGCTGCACGGCGATAGGCTTCTGCATACAGGCCGTAAGTACCCTTCACGCCGGTGATCGAGCTGTTCTTTGGGCCGCCTTCGCCAAGCAAACCAGAGCCAAAGTTGTGCATTACTTCACGGCTATTGCCAGACAGTGGGCGCAGCAGG